AGTTAAAGCTAATGGCTTTTTAGGTGCTGTTATACCTTGCGAATGTGGTAAAAATGGGAGGTATAGTGAGAATGCGGGTAAAGTATTGTGTTCCGAGTGTTTTAGTAAAACTATAAGTTAGGTATAACGTGTTGTATATGGTTTCGTTTGCTTTTCGCAAATGAACTATATACGGTGTTATGTACTGTTATTTTTTTTCGAGCGTTGGCAAATTAATTTTGATAAAAATTAAAATATTATGAAACATAGATTTAATTATGAATGGACTTTAGCAGACGCAAAGTTTACAAAAGATAAAGGAACTGTTTTTAGTTGCTTTGCTTGTGGTGGTGGTTCTACTATGGGCTACAAATTAGCTGGTTTTGATGTATTAGGATGTAATGAGATTGACCCAAAAATGATTGAAGCATATAAGGCTAACCATAACCCAAAGCATGCTTATTTAGAGCCTATACAGACTTTTAAATTACGTAAAGATTTACCAAAGGAATTATATAATTTAGATATTTTAGATGGCTCACCGCCTTGTAGTAGTTTTTCAATGTCCGGAAACAGGGAAAAAGATTGGGGAAAAGAAAAGAAATTTAGAGAAGGACAAGCCGAACAAGTTTTAGATAATCTATTTTTTGACTTCATAGATTTGGCAAAAGAATTGCAACCGAAAGTAGTAGTTGCTGAAAATGTTAAAGGACTACTACAGGGAAACGCTAAACAATATGTGATAGATATATATAAAGAGTTTGACAACGCTGGTTATTATTGCCAACATTGGTTATTAGATGCTTCTGAAATGGGTGTACCACAAAACAGAGAAAGAGTTTTCTTTGTTTGTTTACGTAAAGACTTAGCAAAAGATTTTCTATATTTTAAAGATATGTTTACAGAAGTCCCAAAACTTGAATTAGTTTTTAACGAGAAAAAAATAAGACTTAATCAATTAAAAAACTTATTTGGTGAAAATAAACCTTTACAAGATAGGTTAAAACCCAATTTTGATTATTGTATTAAAAATAGATGCAAAGACTTTGCTAAGTATAATGAAGTTACAGAAAATAAAAGAGCAAACTTCAATTGGCGATTAGCGTTTAATAATGAAACTCCAGATACAATTACAGGTGGTGCAAAACTAATAAAAGAGGATGCTACATATATGAATGATAGCGAACTTTGTCAAATAGGAAGTTATCCTTTAGACTATGAATTTGGTAAAAATAAAGCAGAATATTTAATAGGAATGAGCGTACCGCCTGTAATGACTGCAAACATAGCAACAAAGATTTATGAGCAATGGTTATCCGTACTGGTGGGTGGCAAAAAAAATAATTGTACATAACACCCTTGTAAAAGAGCTTGAGCGACCGTACGAAGAATGAGTATGGCTTTTTACAACCTGTTAAAAATTTAAAATAAATAATTATGGATCAAGAATTTAAACTAAGACTAATTACAGCTTTTACAGTGCTACAAGACAATCTAATAATGTCAATAGACAATTCTAAGTATAGAAATAGGCTACAACAAAGATTTAAAGCATTAAAAGGAAATTACACAATGTTTCTAAAGGAGTTGTTTGGTAAAGCTGATAAAGGACAGTTAGACAATTATGATGAATGGGCTAATCAAATCATGGATATAATAGAAATATCTAACGTGGTAGGATTAGAAAGAAGTATAGCTATACTTAATGCTTACAACAATGGAGAAATAAAAGAAGAAAGTAATTAAGCTAAAACTTAATAAGCCATAATAAAAAGATTCTTTTTGTATTTTTATGAAAAGAATCAACATGGCTACCTTTGTAATAACATCCACAGATAATACTTTTGAAGTTTCAAAAGATGGATTATCTCAAACGTTCCCAAAAGGAATATTTATAAATCAAACAAATGTATTAGACTCTAATCAACTAGCTTGTTTTAACAAGTATAAAAACATTGTAGAGTACCAAATATATACTGATACTGATTTTATTAATGTTAACGGTAGTACATCTTGGAGTGATGCAGAAGAATTAAAGACAGCTTTAAAAAATGTTATGTTTTTAACTTCTTCTCCTAGCGGGTCTGTAGCTTGGGGTGGAATCACAGGTTTAATAACAGATCAGACAGATTTATATAATGAAATTTTTAATAATAGAATAATAGTAAAAACGGCTGCTGATTTTGGAGTTATAGACTCAACAAAAGAATACTATTTAGATGGTATTATAGACATGACGGGGGTAACTTTAGAAGTTCCTTCTGGTGGTATTAACATAAAAGGATATGATTTTAATATATCTGGTTTATACTCTACAAACGATAATCATACTCTTTTTACATCTCCTGTTGGTGGTAGTGGCGATTTTCTTTTATTTGATTTTTACATAGATGTACAAGGTGCAAGCTCTAAAGTGTATGATATAGTTAGTGATACTGGATTTAATGCAATAGAGGCTTCAAGAATAAACTACAATAACTGTACATCATTAGGAGAAATTGACGGGTATAGACAAGGTTTAGAAATTGGTACGGGTAGATTTGGAGGTAGTCCATCTTTAACACTTAGCGGTACTTGGTTGGGTGGTTATAGGGTAACGACCTCAATAGTACGCAGCATGAGTGACACAACTACAGAACCATTATTTAAAGAGGGAACTTCTTTTGTAATGAACAGCAGATTTTTAACCGATATAAACTGTGATTTAGGTGACTTACAACCTTTGTTAAATTTTCAAGCTTCAAACTTCCCTAATTCAGGTACACTACAATTAAAGGGGTGCGAGATAACCAGAGGCGGAGTCTATGCAGCAAATGACTCAAACATAACACCTAACATAAATAAAAAGGAATTGTCTTGTTATTGGAAAGGTAACAACGGACTACCGAATACATTTGTTGGCGGTACTACTCAAATTACCAGCGAAGAACTAACTGTAATTTCTGTTGGCTCTACATATTATACATTGGATGGTGTTTTCACGGGTAACGGCTTAGAGCATTTTTCAGCTAGTGCTGATGGTAAACTTACTCATTTAGGAATTAACCCTAGAGAGTTTGAAATAACAGCTTCTTTAACGTTAGAAAGTGCACAAGATAATGAATTATCTGTTAGGTTTGTTAAGTGGGATGATTCTTTAAGTTCGTTTACAAATTTAGATTACACTGAACAAACTAGACCAGTTAATAACTTGGTTGGTGGTAGGGATGTTGCTGTTTTTACAATAATTAACGGTGTGGTAATGGATCAAAATGATTACATATTTTTAGAGGTTAAAAATAATAGTGGCAATAATAATATAACTGCGGAGTCAAGCAGTTTCTTTAGAATAAAAGAAAGATAATAAAAACACATGGCAACATATACAATAACAACGCAAACAAAATCAGTAGATATAACAAAAGACGGACAAACTAGCGAGTATCCTTTTAATGAATACATAACACAATTAAACTCATTGGATGTTAATGAGTTAAGCTTATATAATAAAAGGTCTATGGTTATAGATTATATTATGCAAACAAATATAGATACCATAGATGTAGATGGCGTTACGGTTTTTGCAAATGCTGAAGCGTTAAAAACAGCATTAAGCACTGTTTTATTTAATGTGTAAAAAACATAAGTTTTAATTATTATTACTATATTTGTGTAGGGGGTTTTCATATTTCCCTCCTTTCTTTATAGATAAAGTTTTACCCTCACCTTAATACGGTGGGGGTTTTTATTTATATTGATTCTTAATAAGATTTATATTATATTTGATTAAACAAAAACTAAAAAAGAAATGAAAAAATGTATAGTTGTATTATTGTTGTCTTGTTTGTTATTCTCTTGCGAAAAAGAAGAAGAAGTTAAACCAATGACAACAGAAGAGACAAAAGAAAAACAAGAGGTTGTTTATGATTTGTTTTATGGTAAATGGAAATCTAAAGAAGTTTGTTATTATGGTTTTGAGTGTAGCAACAACACGACTATAAGCATTGAGTTCATGGAAGATAAATATGTTTATAAGGGTGATACTTCTTATTATAGCCATATCAATCAAAAACACTTATCTTTAGGTAATAATAGAAGGGCTATTTATTATGGTGATAGTTTATGGTATGAGGATAGATATGGTGAGATAACTTTTATTAGATAACACGTTTATAAAAGCTTTTTTTAATTGCTTTTTATAAACTGTTATGTCACAAATTTATTAAATATATGTGAATAAATATAATATGGAACAACAACATTACGATAATTCAAAAGGTAGCTTATACA